TAATGGATTTTAGAATGTTAGTCATGTTATTCTGCCTCAGTCAAGAACTCTTTTTTCCCAGTTGTCTTTACTGGAACTTTCTTTGGTTTCTTTTCCTCAGGGATAAGACGCTCCAGAGCAATCTTAAGCATACCATTGAATAGTTCTGCGTTCTTTACTTCAATGTGATCATCGATAGCGAACGCACGAGTAAACGCACGAGTTGCGATACCCTTAAACAAATAGTCATAAGACTCATCTGTTTCAGCTTCAACATTTCCTTTAACAATTAACTTACCACCATCGATAGTGATGTCGATCTCAGACTCACCGAAACCAGCTACTGCGATTTCAATTGTGTATGAGTTCTCATCATTCTTGCGAATGTTATATGGTGGATAGTTGGGAATGTTTTTAGTTAGATCAGCATGCATTGCCTGCAGCTGTTTTGCTGTATCATCAAAACCGACAAAGAATTTGTCGAAGTCCTTGAATCCTGGACCAAATAATGCAAATTGGTTGTTGTTACCCATGTTATATCTCCTATTAAGCGAGTTAAAATAAAATTCACTACCCCAAATGGGCATAGTGTTTTGCTGGTTACTGGTTCCAGCGACAGCTTAACGTACTGACAGCTTTACCAACGATTCGTAACTTAGTGGTCCTAAGGTGAATAGATTACGCTGCTGGGGCAGCTGGTGCCTCAGGAGTAGCTGGCGCTTGAGCAGCTTGTTGAGCCTGCACAATTGCGTCTACCTGTGGATCACCTTGTGATTTAATTTTAGTAACCAAAGTAACAACTTCTTCGAATGGATGCTTACCCAATACACGAAGAACCATATTTACTTCGTCGATACTCAATTCAAGTTTAATGATAGAATCATTCATTTCAATTCACTCCAAGTTTAAAATTATTTAGTTACGGTAACCTTCTTACCGATATTATATTTAGGGACTAATTCCCATTGGTCTTTCTCTTTGTATGCCACAACCTTAATCTGTGACAGAGAAACTTTTGGTTCTGCTTTCGTTGGATGTACGATAGAAAGCAAACCCCAATCTTGCAATAATCCAGCTACAGTATTTCTACGCTCTACATCGTTGGAAGTAATGTTCGATTCCTTACCATCGAGGGCGAACAGTTCCTTAAAATGAACGATAAAATACCTACCTTGTTTATGCAAAATATGGCATGATTGGTATAACTTTTGTTCTTTTCTGGAAGCGATCCCGATTCGGGTAAGAGTTTCACGGATTTTCAAAAAGTTATCAGGTTCTGGTAACAGTACTTCCAGCATTGAATCTGGAGTCCAGTCATAATAAATCATTTCGACAGACATTATTTTCCACCTTTGAATAGTTTTTCTTCTATAATCTTAATCTGAGCAGGTGTCAAAATGTCTAAGACTTCCCTTGCTCTCTTAGTAGAATATTTATAATATTCCATAATTAGAAGAACAACCTTATCCTCGGCTTCTTTTTTATGCCACTTCGAAAAACGCTTCTTCTTGGATATTGTATTCAGAAGAAAATCGTTCTGCCATATCTTGTGGATTCCACCATGTCGATTCATCTCATTCGCCATCATAACTGTATCAGAGAAATAAGATAGTCCTCTGTTTACCATGAATGGGGAATAGTCTTTTTCGTTCAGTGGATCTTCCCTGAGTAAATCTTTTTTGGTTACAGTTATAGCATTAATAAAATCAAAAGGACTTGGCATCGCTAAACCCCGCATCAATTTCCTTCTGGTCAGCTACAAATTTCTTCCCTGGAAACTTCTTGTGAAGAATGTTTTCAATTTCATTACGACTAGAACCTTGTGCCATAAATTGCTTTGTGTTTTTGTCATAAATGTAGATCATAGTACCATGTTTTTCAATAGTAATCTCTATAGAATTTTTACGAATTTCTTCTGTAACATGACTAATCATTTTACCCATAGTACGCTCAAGGAAATTCTGATGTCTGGTCCATCCAAACAAAGCACCAAGAAAGAAAACAAACATCAAAGAAAGAATGACGGAAGCATAAAATACAATTTCCATATCATCCTCACTTAAATTTACATTGAATCATAATCTCGGTCATCGCTGCCACTGTGTTTAATTCATGGTCGGCAACGAACGCTGCTTTGTACTGATAGTCTGCCAAAATCAAAACAAGATGATGTACTGTGGATGTCTCAAGGAAATCTACAGCCTTGTCATACAACTCACGGAACAACTGTGTTGTTTCAATATCAGAATTCTTAGCAACCCATTTACGAACTGCTGGGAAATCTTTAGTCTTCAAATAACCAACAAGTTCTTTATAAGATTCATCGGACAAGTTTACAAGAATTCCACTGTCGATTTTACCAGTAACAGAATATCGCTGCAATTCATTTAAGATTCTACGATAATCTGGGAAGTGTCTTGTAATAACTTCTGCTACAACTTTTGGATCAAACTCAATACCCTCGTCTTTAAGAATACCTGAAGCACGCTTAAAGAAATTTGCTGCGATAGATTGTTTATCTTTCGTGTCGATCTTGAACTCAACAACGGCACATCTACTATGGAGAGGCTCGATGATTCGGTTCTTGAAGTTACATGTAAAGATAAATCGGCAATTGCTAGAGAACTCCTCAATGAATCCACGCAACGCTGGTTGGGTAGAATTGGCATTAAGATAATCCGCTTCGTCAAGGATAACTACTTTCTTGGCATCAGTTAGCGAAACAGTCGAAGCGAAACCCTTAATCTTTGTTCGTAGAACATCGATACCAGATTCTTCAGATCCGTTGATTAACAAATACTCAGCACCAATCTCATTACATAGTGCTTTAGCCACTGTAGTTTTACCAACACCTGCTGTTCCGCAGAACAAAAAGTTTGGTAACTGACCACTAGTAATAAACTCTTTGAATGTTTGCTTCAAAGAATCAGGTAAGATACACTCATCAATAGTTTTTGGTCGATACTTCTCAACCCACAAAAATTCATTCATAATATAAGTTCCATAATATTAACAATTGGTTCTGGTTGAACCCCAAACTTCTCAGCAAAAGGTGCTATTAAAGGATAATATATTTCTATTGTATCTCGTTTTCTAATACCTTCTTCAAAAAATCTCTTATGTTCTTCTTTTATAAGATCAACTAACAGTTTAAGATTATTGCCATATACAAATAAAACACTTACTGGATTTGGATGATCCAAACTGTTTCTATCATACATAGCAAAAATAAATCCATCAACTTCGTCCATGTGTCTCATTCTACTTTCAGAAACATCAAACTCAAAGAAAACTTTTTCGAAGTTATACGACTGTTTCTTTGTTCTAAATTCAACATTTACCGATTTATGTTCGATGTAATTTAAATGTAGTTCTGGACAATTACCATCTTCACCGTATCTACCTTTGATTTTTTGTATCGATGGATAAAATTGTTTAAGATAATTGAACGACATAATCTCACGCCAAGCATAATTATCGTGAGGGTTATATCCATATTTCTTACGATATACTTCGTTATCTTTCAACAAAGTAATTAAATCATTTATTTCATCCATCAATGTTGCCCATAAGGATTAACAGGGCGATCTTCATCACCCTGCTCTGGCATTACATAATAATTAGAAGTCGAAGGTGGAGTCTGCTTCAACTGCGACATAGTAGACGAGGTCGCTTCGTTGGAATCTTGAGATTCGCTTGCTTGAGATTGACACATCAAATTCTCCTGGGATCATTTTAAGATTTTCGACTTTAAGATTTACCTTAAATTTCTTGTCGGTTTCACCAAGATGTGCTTCAAAATTGTTACCAGTTGCGTTCTTCTTCTGACCAACTACGGCAGTAATTTTCTTACCATCGCCAGAGATAGTTAAGTCGGGAGCAGCCAACACACCTGAAGTTTTACGGATAAGGTTCAACTGACCAGCTGTCAACTTAAAGTTAATCTCAGCGTCAGGGAAAACGATTTCCTTCTGTGGAACTGTTAGATTACCACCTTCTGCTGCGTAATAGTGAATATGGTTATCGCCTTGTTTGATTGTAACATATTTCTCGTGGAACTTCAACTCAGGATCTTCAAACAAAGATAGTGCGTTGAGGAATTCGTTCAGGTCATAGATACCAAACTCCTGAGGAAAGTCTTCGGCAACAACAGAGGATGCCATAATATTTTTCTGCTCAGAAATCGTAGCAATCTTAGTACCTTTCTTCAACAAAAGATTCCCATGAATGCTGGAAAAGTTTTGTAGAAGTTCGATAGTGGCTTTACTTAGTTTCATTTTTTCTCCAAATTAAAAACATAATAATATGTATAAAACATTATACCTAAAAATGTGGTGTGTGTCAAATATTTTTATTGTAAAGCAATAGGACTTACAATGATTCGTGGTTCAATGTAAACAGGTTTAGCCTTGCCATCTTTGTGATCCACGCACAAGATCCAAGTACCTTCAGCTGAAGCTGGGCTGTACAATCCGTTTGGATCTGCTTGTGGTAGTGTTACATTACCATTCTGTCCACTAACACGCATCTGTGGATTTGTATACTGTGTTGCGTAAGGTAAACCATAACCAACTGAGTCACATACTTTAGTCAATTGGCTATTCATACCGACCAAATAGGTTGTAGTAGGTACACTACGGTCGCGCAATTCAAGAATGTCTTTGAACATACGCTTTTCAGCAAAATTAGTTATTGCTGGCATACCAACTGACTGAACAGCTTGTAATTGCATTTCTTCCTGCTTCGCAGCTTCAATTCTACGACTGTCTGGATGATCATCACAAGCTGACAACAAAACTACAAAAGGTAATACTAATAAAAGTTTTTTCATATTACTTACCTGCTTTCAAATCATTATAAAAGTTACGAAGGTTTGGTGGCAACTTGTCCTCTGGATAAACAGAAAAACGATGAAGGACGATAGCACGAAGCGCATCCTTGTGGTCTTTATCAGCGTTGATATAATCCATTTGGAGATTTTCCAAGTCGCGAATCATACCATCATTATATTGTTCAGATTGTTTGAAGACCTGATTATCTACCGCACGATATTTTGGTGCGAAATATTGGTAAGCATAAAAGCTGCCAAATAAACCAACAACAACTAAAGCTACCCAACCAAATACGATTGCTGAGATTTCTTTAAACATAATTACTCCTTTGAATATTTTACATCATGTTCATACAAGAACATTAGGCAGCACATTGCATGCGCCAAGTGATTTTTACCTGTCTCGGGATCATTTTGTTCTCCCTCTTTCCATGCCCATAAATGTCTTTGCATTGCATCATAGTACCTACGCTTAGAATCTGGAACATGTTTCCAATTATCTGGTTCGTATTTCTCCGCACCAAATGTTAAAATTTCCACTGTGGCTTTTAAAGCAAGTGGTGGCACCAAACCATATTGAAGTTTGTTACCATCAAATTTCCTCCCACCAGTCGTAGCTGTTTGGGACTTCTTAACATCATCTTTAGTTGCCATTATCTCTCCATAACAAATTGGGTCTGGACCGCAGACCCAATTCGATTACTTCTGTGCTGTAAAAGCAGACGCACCCAAAATTTGATTCGCTAGACGAACCATGCGTTTGCTTGGTGTACCTAAACGATACTTGACTGTCTTTGTACCATCAGCCAATTTAGCAGCATTAGAATAAACACAGAAACCCTTTTCGCGAAGATTGCGAATAGCAGAAGCTGGATGAGCGATACCGAGTGAACCTTTAATTTGTTTTGCTGTCAATTCAGAACCAGACTTCAAATTATTTAACAACTTTTCTTGTTTAGACATTATATCTCCATAATAAACCATCATAAATGAAAAAAGCCAGAGAGGAGATGGCAGTAACCTCTCTGGCGAAACACGTGATTAGACTTCGATGCCGTTCTCACGTAGAATCTGATTGAAGTCTTCCACATCGGAGTCAACTTCAACAGAGTCATTAATAATCTTTTCAAGACGTGAAGTCTCGGAAAGATCAGAAGTTGAGGTAACTGGCTTAGTAGTTTTTACCTTAACAACTTTCTTATTCTTAACGATCTTAGTAGCAGGTTTGCTAGTAACATCTTTGGTATACTGAGATAATTCAGTAGCAGTTGGAACTGGCAATTGATATAAACCACGTTCAACTTTGTTACTCTTAAACAACCAGTTTGGATAACCGATCTTTGGAGCACCAGCACTGCGTTTCGCAGCAAGACCTTGAGTAATAGCAACAACTTCTTTCAAAGAGATATTACTATTCTTTTTCAAAGATGGTTGCGCTTCAATCAAAGCAACGACGCATTTCTTTTGCGCCATGGACAAGTCAGAAAATTTCAACATAATCAAATTCCTTTTCAAGTTTCAAATATTATTATACTACAAAGTTGCCTGCAAAGCAAGTTTAAAATGGTACTTCATCTGCAGGAGTTGCAGGGATTGGTTCAGCCACTGCAACAGGCTCAGGTGCTGGGGTCGCAACCTTATCATACAGATCGATGAATGCAGCCTTCGTTGCAGAGTCGAATCGATTGCAGCAAAGTTCCACTGCTTTCTCACGTTTCTTGAAGATTGCAAAAGCACGAACAATATGAATCATACGACGAGTCGTAATGGTTTCGTCCACACCACCATCTTGGAAAGTGCGTCGAATTGCTTCAGCCCACTTAACAAGAGTCTCTGCGAATTCGTCATCAGGACACTGATAAGAATCCATAAGATTTTTGATAATCTTAACTTCAACCTTCGCATTTGGATAATCCTGTTCGAAGGTAACTGCGAATCGTTCCAAGAATGCTTCATTCAGTACGTTGGTACCGATGTAACGACCATCGTCTGAACCCTTACCCTTGGTATTGGCAGTTGCGAATACGTTAAATCCAGGAGCAGGAACGATCATCTCGTTCTTGAGTTTGAAGTAATAAGGTTTACCTTCAAGAATTGGTTGCAAGCAAAGCAGAGTGTTTGCTGAACCAGCGTCAATTTCGTCAAGAAGCAAAGTACAACCAGTACGCATTGCGATAAGAACTGGACCTTCAACGATTTGTACGTTACCTTCTTCAAGGGTTTTCGTACCGATGAGTTGTTCTTCATCAGTCATCATATTCAGGTTAACACGAATCAAAGGACGTTTGTGTTTGGCACAAATCTGTTCGATCATGGTTGATTTACCATTACCAGTTGGTCCGCTGATGTATGCAGGATAGAACAATTTGGCTTTGATGATTACTTCCAAATCGGTATAGTTACCGAATGGTACAAAGTTTGGATCCTTGGATGGGATCAGCGATTCGGTGTTGGTATAATCCACAGCGAATGATTCCTTTTCTTTCACAACAACATTACCCATAACAACAGATTTACCACCATCGACAGCATACAAGCCACGACCAACTTTATTTACCATCAGCCACTTGGGTGAGGTCTTTGTTCCTAGAGCACGCATGGTTTCTAGCAACTGAGAGTTTTGAACAACTCCCTCGGTTTTAACATCAGGGAACATCTCAAAGAGTTTACCCTCAAACTCAGCACGAAACGCATCGTCAATTTTAGCCAACATTTTCTCCATAATAAAATACAACTTTCAATCAATTTATACAACTATTATACGCCAATTCGCAATAAAAGTAAAGGGAAATTTGATCTTTTTATCAAAAAAATTCCCTCTTTAAAATCAACAACTTAGGCAACGTAGCCGATAAATCTATTCAAAAGAACCCGAGAAGTCTTCTTGGTGTTCAAAAAACGACTAAATTTACTTGCAATTGCCTTGGCTGAAGCATCGGAAGTTACACTCATTTCACCCTCTTGGATCTTAGTTGATTCTTGAGGTACGATAAACAAGTCATCACGACCAGTGTTCTTGACTGAAGCAAAGCCATCAGCCTTGAATGCTTTTCTCCAAATATCAATTTGATTATAATAATCACCAGTAAACTTTGGAAGATTGGCACGAATCGCACTACCCAATTCGTTACGACTATTGCGGCAGATATAGAAACCAACAGACATAATGTCATGACGATCTTTGATCATACGCAACAATGTTTCAGTTTGGATACCAGCGTAACGGCTGAACTCATATGTTTTCTGAGTAACAGCATCACGAATGAAGTGTTTACGTTTCACTTTTTTATACTTACGATTCTCATCGTAAGTATATGTATCTTCTTCCAGACCAACAGTTGACTGTAAAGAACCACCTTCGCCATCAGTAAGTGTAATCAAAGTCATTTTCTCAATAGAGTTTTGTTTGATATAATCACCAATGTTAAGATAAACCCAAGCCAATGCCTCATTCAATGGAGTGCCACCCATAGAGTAACCTTTGTTCCATTGAAAATTACGATGAAGAATACGTTTCGCCATAGAATGAAATTCGCTGGTTGACATTTTGTTTGAGAAGAACTCAAGCAAATGGAAACGACCATAATAAGCATTACTCAAAACATTTTTACCTTCTTGCTTCAATCGTTTTGAAGTTTGGAAGTCATGAATTTTCAAATGATCTGCTGTTGTAAAATTATGATAGTCTTTTTCGCTATACTGAGTAGTAAAAGCAAGAACACGGTAAGGAATATTAATCCGAGTGCAGAACATAGCAAGATTGATAACCTGTTTCAAAGTATCTTCAATAACACCATCCATTGAACCAGACCAATCAAGCAAGAAAAGCATACCATGGTTTTTACCTTCAGGCAAAACAGTCACACGTTTGAACAAATCGTCTTGGAGTTTATAAGCATAGATTTTCTTCATATCCAAAGAACCAGATTTTGCAACCTGAGCACGCTTATACAACTGAGCAGATTTGCGCATCTCAAATTCTTTTACAAGGTAATTCACAGCACGAGTTGTCTCGGTTTTGAATTTCTCATATTCAGAATTATCTTTTGCAACAATTTCCAACTCTTGAGGAGTAGGGGTATCTGATGCCCAGTTTACTTTGGTCTCAGAAAGAATTCTACGATAACCAATGATTGGGTTCTCATAATATTCAGTGTCCAACTCATGATAGAAATATTCAGTTGTATCATCAGCAAGATCTTCCAACTGTTTTGCAAAGTTCTTTTCAGTCTTTGACTCTAGATCAGGTTCAGATTCAGATTCAGTTTCGTCTGAGGAAACATCTTCCTTGTCTTCTTTCTTTTCTTCTTTAGAAGGTTTGGATTGTTTCTTTGGTTTCAGATCAGTATCATCTTCATCTTGATCATCAAAGTCATCAAAGTCAAAATCATCGTCATCAAATTCACTTTCTGGCTCTTTATCTTGAGCATCTTCAAGATCCTCAGGGGTAAGTTCTTGCTGTTGTTTTTTCTTCTTTTCTTCGGCTTGTTCTTTTGAGTATGCATATACTTCGTTTGCCAACGCAATTACTTCTTGAACAGTTTCAGTTTTCTCTGCACGATTCACGAATACTTTTTCATCGGGTGTAAATGTAACACCACAAGAAAACCCTGCTTTGAAGTAAAGATTGATTTTATCAATCAACAACAAGTCATCAAGATTTTGAACTTGTTTAACACCAAAGAAGTCGCGATCGTTCAGTTGTTTGTAACCTTCGTTCATGCGTTTACGCAATCCAGGATACTTACGTTTAATAAGTTTCTCAATACGTACGTCTTCTAGAATGTTGAGGTAACTCATTATCTTAGGATTTTGACGGATCGGTTCAAAATATTGATCACCATCGGTATACAATGCGTGACCAACTTCATGACCAACCAACATATCTTCGATCTCGGGTGTCATATCTTTCCACATTGGCAAAGTCAACACACGGGACTTAACATCGAAAGATGCGGTACGTGATCTAGCACGAACAACTGAAAAATTTTCAGTAGCAAGTAAGCGAGCAGAAAGATCGGTTGCTTGAATTTGCATATTAGTCTCCAAATGCCATATCGTGTTCTGCTAAAGTCAGCAACGACTCAACTTCAGCACGATTTGCTAAGGAGAGGTCACCTGAGAAAACTAATGAGTCTTCTAGACCATAGTTACCAGCCAATTCAACCAGTTCGAAATCACTAAAATCATCCCACATATTTATCACCTTTTCATCATTTATACAACTATTATACGCCATCTTTTTGTAAAAGTAAAGCGAAATTTGAC